TTTTCCCAGCCAGAAAATACTACCGCTTCCTACAGGTTTACGTAATGGTAGTATAACGATGTCAATACGTTTACAAGTGGTATTTGACTTTTGCCTTGGTCATTTATATTTTTACAAAGTGATAAAAAATGTGTTGAGGCAATGCCGATTACATCCCTATCAGCATAAAATACTGCTATTAAAATCAATGTGTTGCCTGTGCATAATTAAAATCCCTCTACAAAACACTTTTTAATGTTGCAAAAATGCAACATAAAACCGCTAAATTTTAAAAATATTGATACGTTTTCACGTTTTTTAATTATATTGTCGATATAAATGTTGAAAAATGCAACACGATCCATTGAAACGATGCAAAAATGCAACAATCAAAATCTATCGAAGTGAAGAAAAGACGGGTCGCGCGCGGAACCGATGGCGATTGATAAACGCGAGAGTATACTTTACAGAATGCAAGCTAAAAAAATAACTTGATTTTAAATTTTTTATAATATATAATATAATCGTTAGGAAAATTGCAATGTAATATTACAATATTTTAGGAACAGCATGGTACTCCGCATTGACAAGAAAAAATCACCATGGCCCAAAGGCGTTTGTCCTATACCCATGAACAAACGCTTCCAGAAGGGTGATCCCCGCATTAATACAAAAGGTCCTCCCACTAAAATCGAAAAAATACAGATGGTTCTAAACCGTCTCGGTGGTTACATAGCTCCTGCTGAAGTCCAAAAACAGATGTCCGTTTTGTTTCCTCATGTAAAAAATATGACTATGCATGAAGCAATAATCGCCCGTGCATATATGGATGCATTACGTAAAGGAGACCACTACGCCCGTGATTTTATTGCTGAGCGAATGGAAGGGAAGATCGCACAAGTCGTAAAACTTGGCGAGGTTGAAAAGGAGAGGACACCACTCACGGACGCCGAGTGCGCTGCGGCGGCAAAGGCCCTGAAAATATCCCCTAGTGACAAAACAGTCTAACGTAGTTGAGGCACTTAAGGTGACGACCCGGGAAGACCTCATGGAGGGGTGGGCCCGCGCCGAGCATCTTGCGTTTATGCAATACTGCTGGCAGAAGCGTAATGTTGAACCCTTCCTTGTCGGACCACATACTACCGCTTTCTGTACTGCAATTGACGTAGCAATGAGAAAATTAAAATTTGGTTTGTCAAGTTATATTCTCGGTATGGTCTGCTTCGGTCATGGAAAATCAGAAATCGTCTCTAATTATCTCCCAGCGCATTTTATCGGTGAGTTCCCGGACTCGGAAGTCATAGTGACATCCCACACGGCGGATAAGGTTTCCGAGTTTTCCTCATTCGGCCAACGTTTAATAGATTCCACTGAATACGATGCATTGTATCCTAAAATAGGTCTTGACGAAAGAAACGTCTCCCGATGGTCATTGTGTGAACCATATTTCGGAAAAGTTCACTTTGCCGGTATCGATGGCCCTATCACTGGGAAACGTGGTGCCTTGATTGTGGTAGATGATTTTGTAAAGAATAGACAGGAAGCCGAATCCGATACCGAAAGGGAAAAAGGTTGGACGGCATTTACAAATAACATTATGTCAAGACGCGCGGCGGCATGTATAGTATTCGTTTTGTGTACCCCTTGGCACAAGGATGATATATCGGGACGGATACAGGAAAAGATGAGGCAGGATAAATCATGGCCGCAGTTTAGTATTGTTAAGTACCCGGCAAAAAGCGATAAATATGATACCGGTTATTTGTTTCCTGCAAAATATAATGAGCAGTGGTATAAAGACAATGAGATGTTCTTAGGGACGTATGGGACTGCCTCTCTTATGCAATGTGAACCTAAACTACATGAAGGTGGAATGTTTCGTACCGATAAGATTCGTTTCTATGATGATATAAAAGAGGTTGAGTCTGCGGTTGGTTGTTCTTTACAAATGAAACGCGCTTGGGACCTTGCTTCTTCAACAAAACAAACTACAAAAGACAATCCTGATTTTACGGTAGGTATTAAGGGTTCAGTAACGTTTAAACCATCATCTATTCCTAATGTAAATTTTGCTACTATCATTATCGATGACGTAATTCGTGGTCAGTGGGAAGCTCCGAAGCGTGACCCTATAATTCAGAATGCAGCGGTCGCGGATGGGGTGCAGGTGGGGATGGAGGCTTTTGCGGCATATAAGGATGCGTATACTACGTGTAAAGGGGTTCTATCGGGGATAGTTACCGTTGAACCACTACAACTTCCAGGGGATAAGAAAGCCAAGGCCGACCCAATGACCCCGGTGTTTGAAGCGGGTAACGTATGGATGAAACGCGCTCCGTGGAATGGTTCATTGATTGATGAATTAGACAATGGTATCGGTGGCGCCCACGATGACCAAATCGATGCCCTCGCTTGTATGTTTGCAATGTTCAAAGCTAACATTATACAGATATTTTAGTATGTCAAGTGATCCTTACAGTGATTATATGGAGATGATGACAGGTGGCATCACAATCAGTCAAGCAGCACGGGAAATCTTTAAAACGTTACCTAAATGTCCTGCTGTTCATCCTGGAAGAAGAAGTAAATATGAACCCAGAAAATATCTTGCTCGATTTAACGATGATCGGATTTTGGATGGGCAGTATATTGGTTCTTGTGATAGGAAATAAATGAGTACTCAAATAGCAACTAAAGAAATTCAGTTGTTTAACCACCTTGGCGTTCCCATGCAGACCAAGGCGCTTGACGTTCCAGATCTTGATCCTACTTTCTTTTATCAATCAAACAACTACGGAAATTTATCATCGAAAGAAATTGAGAAGAAGCCCTACCAATTACACTGGGCGGTGCATTCGTGCGCTCGTGCAATAATGACAAACCTTTGTAGGTTGCCCCACGGAATCTACGGGGAAGATGAGAAGAAAATTCCTAAGCACCCGGTATGGCAATTGTTAAAACGCCCAAATCCGTTTATGACCTGGAGGACGTTTTGGGAAGCCATAATATTATACTATCTTCTTCCATGTCGTGAAGGTTTTGGACGTTCCCTGAAAGGTGGACAGGTATTTCTCGTTATGGATTCAGGGAAGGAAGACCCTAAGTGTAATGTTTCACGCGGAGACATTCCTGCAACCATTTATCCTTATACCGATGAGTTCATAGCGGCTGAGTTTGATAACAATAAAAAATTCCTTGGATGGAAATTGGAAATTCCCGGACCTGAACCGTTGATTATACACTATGCACCTAACGAGATTTTACGTGTCTATGCATTTAACCCATACAACTGGCTTGAAGGTTTGTCAAGGTATGCACCCGCGCAGATGGCCATTATAAACGATATAAAAGCAGACATCTGGAATAATCGCACATTTGAAAACGATGCAGTCCCGGCAGGAGTTCTTTCCAGCGACCAGGAGTTGACAAATCAACAAGCGGATGAAATTAAGAACAGATGGTATCAGCAGTATGCTGGTGTCGGGAACGCACGCCGCGTAGCGATATTGGGGAAGGGTGCGGAGTTTCAGAAAATTGCAAACACTCCTAAAGATATGGAGTTTATGGAACAGAAGGGGAGTGTAGAGGATCAGTTGCTTGCGGTGTTTGGTCTTAACAAAATAGGAATAGGTAAATACGAAGATGTTAATTATGCCACATTGGTCGAGGGGCATAAAATGCTATGGGAGGATACTTATTTACCTATTGAAGAGGCTATACTCGAACAGATCAATTCAAATTGGATAAACAATATCGATGTACGCAATGAGATTCATTTGAAGGCCGATACTTCGGGTATTCGTATTCTTAAAAAGGACTATTCCGTTGCCGTCAAGTCAGCGCAGATCATGTACACCATGGGAGTTCCCGCTGATATTTCTTTTCGTATCACTGAGGTGCCGTTAACGGAGGAAGATTTATCAGTAGCCCCTTGGTTGAAGGAAAAACCTGTGCCTGTGGCCACCGTAGGTGGAAATCCTAATGCTCCAGGTAATAGTACAGAACCTCCAACACCAAAAGGAACGCAAAAGAGTTTTATAGTTATCAAGGGTGGGTTTAACTCGGAACTTCTTACTAAAATATCTAATGAGTATATTGAGCGCGTGCTTAATCCTGGGGAAAATACCTTTCACAGTAAACTTGTGAGGATGTTCAATGATGAACGTAATTACTGCCAGGATTTGGTTGACGCTTGGATCAAATCGATAACGAAGGCAAAGAAAACACCCTCACTCAACCCAGAAGACTTCCTATTTGACCAATCGGAAGAAGACCAAAAGCTTTTGAAGATTTATAAAAATCAAGTAGAGTCTCAACTATATCTTGAAGCATCGAAGTTGAAAGAGGAGCTTGGTGCTTTTGTCAATTGGGGCGTATCAGATGTGATGATAAATGAATATGTGGAAGCGCGCCGGGAGGGGCTCGCTGGAATAAATTCTACCACGATGCAAGTGTATGGGGATAAAATAGAGGACGCAATCAAAGACGGCTACGCCCATTCATTTACACCACAGCAGTACGCAAAAGCAATTAAGGAAGCGATAAGCGATTCAGGGGAAATCCGCAAACACCAAGCGCGCACTATAGCCCGTACCGAGACCGGTATCATTTCCAGCGATGCTCGTTTCGATTGTTTTAAAAATGAGGGGATAGAAGAGCACCAATGGTTGACGGCCGAAGATGACAAAGTTCGGGAAACACATGAAGCTGAAAATGGTAACATAGTAAAAGTAGGTGAGCCATTCCCTGAAACCGGTCTGCTGCATCCCCTTGACCCAGACGGTGAACCGGAAGAAATAATAAATTGTCGATGTACCACGATTGCGGTACAGGAGAGAGATTAGTATGAGTTTAACTTTGGAGGTTGAGAAATGAACGGCAATAAGAAAAAGAAGTATGTTTGTGAAAAGTGTGGTGCAGTTTATGAAACGGAGAACGCATTGAAGAACCACGTTTGTGAACCACCGTTACCTAAGAACCGTATGATGGGTCCCACCCAGGGACAGCAGCGTTTTTCCCTTAACCCTTATTTTTTAGGTTGATATAAAATGCTGTTACCTACTATCATCGATAAAGGTGGTCCAGGAAGTGGAAGACATCCCGAAGGTAAGGCCAAATACAATAAGGATACTAAGAAATGGGAAACTAAAGATGGTAAAGAACTGCCCGAACATATTCAGTCATTAAAAATTCCTCCTGCATGGGAAGGTGTAAATTTTAATGAAGACCCAAAAGCTACGTTACTTGTCACTGGAAAAGATGCAGCCGGAAGGTCTCAGTCAATTTATTCAGATGAGTTTATGAAACAAAGTGCGGATGCAAAGTTTGAACGTATATCAGAGTTAGATAGTAAGTTTGAGGATATACAAAAAGAGGTGCTTGCCGATGTTACTCAAAAAAATGAGAATGCGGCAGTTGATAGGTTAATAATGTCAACTGGAATTAGGCCGGGTAGTGAAAATGATACCGGTGCAAAAAAACAAGCATACGGTGCAACAACACTTTTAGGTTCTCATGTAGCAGGTGATAATGCCGATAATGTTAGACTTCAATTTACAGGGAAGAAAGGTGTTGATCTTGATATACCGGTTACAGATAAAGATATTGCACAAGACTTACTTGATAGAAGAGAGAATGCTGGGCCTAATGGTAAAATATTTAATACTGATGCTAATTCATTATTAGATTATACAAAAAATCTTGACGGTGGGGGATTTAAGACAAAAGACTTTAGGACATTGCTTGGTACACGTACTGCAATAGATGCGGTATCTTCTATGTCAAGGCCAGAAAGTAGTAAGGAATATAAACAGTCGGTAATGAGGGTGGCTAAATTAGTATCGGAGAGGTTAGGAAACACACCTACAGTAGCTTTACAAAGTTATATATCACCGGTAGTATTTGCAGATTGGAAAATGGTGGCAGCACAATGAATAAATTACCTAATACTTATTTTGGTGAAGTTAAAGATGATAAAATTAACTGGAGAAAAAAACTATCTAAACTTGACATTGAACCGGATGATGATAATGAGTTACCAGAAACGCCTGTTGATATAATTGGTATGTTGGGTTTTGATCCTTTACATATAGATGATAGTGCAGAAGTTAATACTAAGTCTTTTACAGGAAAACAGCAGGTATCTAATATATCCTTTACACTACAAGACCTAATCAATGAGCTTAATATCGACTTGACGAAAGAGTACCAAGCAATGCTGCAATATATTCAGCATGCAGCATGCTTGACGGGTCCGGCGATGTTGAATGTAGCCGAAGAATTACGAAAGCACGCCGATGACGAGCACGATCACGCTGTTTTAATTTCCGACCATATCAATTACCTTGGTGGGATTCCGGTGGCGGTTTCCGATATTACCCTTACTTCCCACGACTCTACTCAAATGTTGACGTATGATATTCAATCCGAACAAACGGCCATTAAACGATATACCGAACGAGTTACCCAATCTATGGGATTAGGTGAGTTTGGAACTATGGAACTTATTCAATCAATATTGGAAGATGAGCAGGGGCACGAAAATGACCTCATGGTAGTATTAAACGTAAAGCGAGGAAAATAATCATGCCTACTGCATTGTTAAAAAGAGTTAACACGGCAAAAACGTCAAAGACGTCTATGACCCCCGATGAGTGCAAGGCTTTGTGTGATATGATAGGGAAGGAGTACTTAGATGGGTATGAGCAGCGAGTTATACATTACCCGGCGACGGCGGACGAAACTCCTGACCGCGCTGGTGATATTGTGCGAGTTGCAGGCGCTAATTTTGATTCTTACTATCCCAAAAATCCCGTGGTTATGTTTTGTCACCAGCATGATAATTTCCCTGTTGGTGCTGCTTTACGTATTGGAGTTGATACGGTCAGCAAATCAATCCCGGCGGACGCGCTGTTTCTCGACAGTCGAGTAGATTCTTCGGGACGTTCTGATTTAGTGTATAAATTCGCTGTCTCAAATTTTCTCCCAGCGTGCTCAATCGGGTTCCTCCCAGCAGCGGGCGGGGCTAATTCCCCGGTAGATAATGCGGAGAGGTCACGTATAGGTTTAGGAAAAACAGGAACCGAATACAAAAAATGGGACTACTTGGAATTTTCCCCTTGTGGCATTCCAATGAATCCCAATAGCGTTAAATCTGTTGTAGATGCTATGACCAAATCAGTTGAGTTTGACAGAGAGGACTTTGATCTTCTCGCACGCTTTAAATGGATGGAAGAAAATTTGGTGGATATGTTTTCGGAGCTTATCATCGGAAAAAAGCAAACGGTATTTACTTTTCCTAAAATCGATATTGACATTAAAGACAAGTCGGGTAATAAGATAACATTACCTTCACTCACCGTTGATAAAGGTGGCCCAGGATCGGGCACGCATACCGAGGGAGAAAAGAAAAATTCAGCCGAAGAAGCTACGGCAAAAGCAAATGAAGCAACTAAAAATGCTACCACAGAAAAAGGTCATCTTGACGCTCAGCAAGCACACAAAAATGCCGCCGATGAGCATAGAAAAATAGGTGGAGAATTGCATAACAAAATAGCCGATAAACATGATGCTGCAAGTAGGATGCATAAGCAGATAGCTTCAGATTTACATAATGGGGATGAACCAAAAACTAATCATATTGAAGCGGCACAAGAGCATGCCGATGCAGCGAGTAATTTATCAAAAGGTAAAAAAGAAAAATCGGAGGGTGAAGATATTATACAAAAGGGAGAAATCGTTATGCCGATTGAAAAGTCTATAGCCAATTACACCATGCACGAATTAGCGTATACAGGAATGGAGATACTACACCGTGGAATGCTTAACGAAATACGCGAGCACGCTTTTGATGCAAAAAAGTCGGATGATGACGAAGAGGCGATAACTAAAAATGCAAAAGCTATACTTGATGATCACCACAAGTGCGCTATGCCTCATGTAAAAAATATGATAATGGCATTACGTGGAAAAACCTTTGACGCCGAACCGCAACCTGATAATGATTCCCCGGTTCCGATGACCAAGGAAGGTGCAAAGGCGTGGTTGGATGCAAAGTTTAACAAGCAACAGCATATACAGGTAAGCGTTGACATGACGGGAGTAGAAGAACTGGTAACAAAAGATGTTGACGCGGTGAATAAAAAAATTGACCTTTTAAAGTCCGATTTTGATACGTTTAAATCCAAGTCCTCCACCAGCGACGGCACTCGGAAAACAGACGGTAAGAATAAAGACTTTTATAAGGAAGCATTAGAGGGCGTGAAGTTTGACATAAGGAAATCTTAATTATGGACCTTGAAACACTTAAAAAGTCGATGACTGAGTGGGAGGGGAAAATAACCTCCGCTATTCAGAACATCGTAAAAGAGAGCGGAGACAAGGCTGATGTTGCCCGTAAGGCTCTTGAAACCGAACTTGACGGTGTGAAGAAGACTATCAATTCAATCACCGAGCAGATGAAGCTTGCCGATGCTCGTCATATCCCGGGTGCCCAGGAAGAGCTCAAGAAAAAGAAATTTGACTTGGGTCTTGTTTGTTGCGCCATGTACCGTGAACACGTTATGGCAAAGGGCCTTGTTGGTGCAGGCGAAGGCAATCCGTGGAAAGATGCTGGCTATGAAAAGGAAATGATTATAGCCGGTATGAAATTGCGGGATGCAACCGTGGGTGCTAACAATGCCATTACCGGCGCGGGTGGTGGTTATTTGATTCCGGACGAAGTGTCGGATCAGTTTGTTGATATGGTAGTGCAGGCAATGCCTATGATGTCCCTTGGTGTCAACGTGATAAAGGGTCTTATGGGTGACTTGCCGGTTCCGACAAAAACGTCCCGTACCCAGGCGTACATGGTTGGGGAAAATGCAAAACCAGCTCCGTCAAATGTTCAATACGGTGAGATTACGCTTCGTCCGAAAAAGGTAGCGGCGTTTACAAAGCAGAGCAATCGGTTGATCTATCAGTCCCGCGGTGTTTCTGATAAGATCATACGGGATGACTTGACGTATACGATGAAAAAGAAGATTGAACAAATGATGATCGGTGGCGCAGGTTCGGGTTTTCAGCCAAAAGGAATTTATCAGTTTAAAAGTGTAATGACTCCTTCCTCCGCTGGAACTTCTGGTGTGCTTCCTCAAGCTTCGAGCCGTTTCCGTATTGACAATGCCTCCCAGATGATTACCGACTTGGAGTGTGCGGATGAAATGGCGACTCCGGGTGGAAAATGGGGTTTCCTGATGCACCCCCGCGTCAAGATGGGAATGAAACGGGAACGTATCACGCAATGGAATGGTCAAAACTCAAATAACGGTCAACCCGTCCTTCCGATGAACTTGCTGATGACGGATAAAATATTTGAGGAGCAGCTTGGGTATCCCTTCGCGGCAACCACGTTGATACCCGCAAATGAAACCGGCCCCACGGGAACAAGCACCACTTCCACTACTACTTCTTCCGTGATTTTTGGAAATTGGGATTTGTTCTGGCTCGGTATGTGGAGGGATTTTATTCTGAAAGTATCGGATGTCGCCTCCGATGGCGCTACGGGTTCCGCCCTGCTGGATGATCAGATTTATATTGTGGCTTTTCACGAGTTTGACACCCAGCTTATGCGTAATTCGGCGATGACCATGGTTAGCGGTTGTGAGACCACGGAAGCCAACTGGCCCACGAGTCTTTAATCGGTAGTGTTTTGTAAAGAGGGCTGTTAAAGAAAAAAAGGGTTTACAAATATGAGTCAGCAAATACCTACCCTGATAGAAAGTGTACAGCCGGTTAAGATGTACGCTCCTAACCTCCTTTCAACTGGGGGCGGGGTTTCTTTCGGGGCGCATGTTAACGTAGCGAACTTTGATTCCGCAATTGTTCGCTTGCAAGTCGGTGCTTTTGCGGGAACCGTTACTCTCAGCGCAAAGCTGTATGAGCAACAGACGATGGACGGTGACGCCTCCTTGATCCCGATAACTGGAGCGGACTTTGGCGTCATTACCGGAACTACTACCGAGCAAGTTTTTACTGCTGGTATCGAAGTCAAGAACTATAAACAGTATTTGGCTTTGAGATTGCAAGCAAGCCCGGTGGCGGCGACCTTGTCGGTATGTGCGGATCTAATTGGTGGCAAGCCCGATAATGCACCAGTTGGAAACAACCCGACTTTCTGGGTGACGGGGCAGTAATCGGTTAACCTAAACAAAAAACCGGGCGGGTGTAAGGCCCGCCATTATTAAAATGATAGAAAATTTTTTACAATGGTATCAGTTGAGATTAGCTAAGCGAAGAGCCATGCTTCAGGCGGAAGTGCTGTCTTTACATTTGAAGATTGATTTTGAAAACCAAATTGCAATGCTTAAAAACACAAAGGTAGTTCATATTAATCATTTTGAGGAGGGCAATGAGTATGAGTGAGGTAACACGAAGTGATAAGGTAGTAAGACAAGCGAGGGTGATCACAGCACTTAACAGCCAGATTAATTTTCTGTTATGTGAGCTTTACACCATAAAACCAGACCATAAAATGTTTATCGATAGCCCTTCTTTGGGAGAACAGGTTAAGAAATTGAGTGAACTTGTGAAGTCAAACAATGATGCTACCCAATTTGCAAAAGAAAATCCGGTTCCTGTAACGGAAAAACCTGATAATGAAAACAATACCACTATACTTTCATTTCCTAAAAAAGTAAGTAGTCTTTAAGGATAAATAATAATGGACCTAACATCATATCAACGATGTCTCCGATATTGCGGAGGCGATGCCGTGATGACAAACAACAGTGCCAATAGGCGCGCGCTTACGTCATGGATTCCATCGGTATCGGACACGGTAGAAAATTGGTTAAACCGTAAACTACAGATGCAAATTGCCTTTGTAGAATACTTTGACGTTAGGTATCATACATTTGAGTTTTATCCTACATATTACCCAGTGACAAATATTGAGTCAGCGTGGACGGATTCAGCGGGTATGTGGATAGGTGGCCAAGCTCAGTTATCAAGTATCTCATATCATCCCAGCGTTAACGGGGCGGCTATAACAATAAACTTCGCTCGCCCATTTGAGTCTAAAAATGGCTTCATGGCAACGTATGACGGTGGAATGGCTAACAGTGCGGTATTGTCAATTTACAATGTAACATTTACCGGATCATGGTCAGTTGGAAAGTTCTGCTTCGGAGCAACAAGCAACGCGGTAGGTTTGGTTAATGCGGCTACGGCTACCACGTTGACAATTGAAGTACTATACGGACGCTTCTTAGTTGGTGAAACATTACAGCAGTGGGACACGGAAGACTCCGCTGGAGGAAGTACGCAAACAGCGGTATATGTTTCCGCGTCAAGTCTTGCACTCGCCGAATCCTACCCGGAAATAGTGCGCGGTGTAGAATTGCAATTAAGGTATATGTTTAAAAATAAAGACCGTTTTGAGCAGGAAGCAATACACAAGGACGGGACCTCATTACGAAGACGTACTAAAGGTTCCCTCCCAGCGAATGAACTTGAGGCGGAAGTTACCATGATGATTGCACACCATAGAAGAATGAGTTTCTAATGTCAATTACGCTCGACATAACCGGTATCGATGCACTTAGAAGTGCTATACCCGAAGTAAAAGAAAAAATAATAAAAGCTATGACTAAAGGAATGGTTCACGGTCTTGAATTATTTCTTGCAAAAATACAACGTGAACAGATGTCCGGGCCTACTGGACAGGCTTCCGTATCGGTTATAAATAATCATTTACGCCGTAATTGGTATGTTATTCCTCCTCAGAATGTTGGTGGTGATATAGTAACAAAATTAAGGGCTGAGGAAACTTATGCACTTGTACACCAAACAGGTTCTAAAGATTGGGATGGAACGTATCCGGCAAACGTTACTAATAAGGCTGCATGGCGACGGTTACAACCAAAACATGAACCGGGAGCACCGCGAAGGCATAATATTCCTAAACGTTTACATATAATAGAGGATTATGTACGGTATGGTCCTGAGATGTTATCGACTGAAATAGCACGGCAATTGCAGAGAGTAAAATAGTTTTAATTTAAAAGAGGGCAAAGAATGAAAAACAAAAAAGTAATTTCGTTTTCCGTTTGGGGAAACAATGAAGGCTACTGCCACGGTGCGGTAGAAAATGCAAGACTTATTCCAAAAATCTATCCCGGGTGGGTAGGCAGGTTTTATGTTGATCCATTAGTGCCCAGGATAACGCTTGCTGAATTATATGATCTTGGAATGGAAATAATTCACAAACCAGAATCCAATGACTGCATGGGTTTATATTGGCGTTTTGAACCAATGTTTGATGATCCAACAATTGAACGTTTTATAGTACGGGACACGGACTCACGCCTTAACATGCGAGAGGCGCAGGCGGTAAAGGAATGGGAAGAATCAAAACTTTTATTCCATATCATCCGTGATAATAATGAACACAATATCCGTATATGTGGTGGTATGTGGGGTTCGGTAGCTGGAATAATTCCACATTTTAAACTTCTTATGGATGGATGGATAAAAGAAATAAAACCCGATAGTAAAAATCCACGAGGTATATATCACGGAACCGACCAAATATTTCTTGGTAATATAATTTGGCCGTTTATAGAAAAATGTCATATCGCCCATGATGAATACTTTAACTTTACAGGACGAGAACACCCATTAACTGTAAAGCTTAAACGGGATGGTTATGTGGGGATGGTTTTCCACGATAAAGACGCCGACCGATGTGAAGTAGAAGAGGTGCACAATGGATAAATATAATAAATATACAGGACTTAGCCCTCAAGAAAATATAGTGATGGCCCGTATCATAAAAGTATATGAGGCATATAATAAATTAGAAACTCAGCACCAAACTGAAAAGCAAGAGGTTTGTGATGCAGTGCATAAAATACAAGACTTATTAGCGGTTAGAGTATGCCGTAGGATGTTTCCTGAATTTTGGGAGTGTAAACCAAAAAAAGAGGTGCACAATGTATAATAAAATTTGGCTTATGGTTCCTACATTTAAACGTATTGAATGGTTAAAACGTTTTATTGACTCCGCGGTAGCGATGGCGGATGACGTAAATAATATTCAGTTTTGCATCTGCATAAATAAAAAAGATATTAAAACATTTGAGTATGTGCAGTCAACAAATTTTAATACTCTTATAGTAGAAGAAAAAACAGCACAACCAGACCTTTCATTATATTTTAATATGATGTATAACGAAGTAACTAAACTGGAAGGTGGTAGGGATTTTATTGCTTCGATGCTTGGGGACGATATGGTTTTTGAAACAAGAGGATATGATACAAAGATTCTTAATAAAATAAATGAGTATAAGGGTGTTGGAGTTTTCTGGTGTGATGACGGATACATAGCGCATGACCGGTTATGCGTTAACTTGTTTGTCACCAAAAGGTTTATTGACGGTACTGGAAAACCGTTTATGTGTCCGATGTATAAAGCGGATATGATAGATGTAGTATGGTTTCATATCGGAGAACTTACACAAACAAAGCATTACATTAATGATGTTATTATTCATCACTATCACTCAACGGGAATTAATAAGGATTTTGATAATACCTTTCAACGCCTTATCCCATTGCAGCAGGCCGCTAATAACGATTACATGCATAAATACGCGCAAGTGTACGCCTCAATAGTTGCAGGAAATTTAATTTCCATTGGTTACGGAGAGTGGTCACCCGTATGAAACTATCAATCCTTATTTGTACTCTTCCCCAGCGTAAGGAAAAGTTTGAACGACTTTTCAGATTGCTTTTAGGGCAGTGTACTAATGAAGTTCAAATTATTTCAAACGAAGAAGAAAGCATTACTATCGGATGTAAACGTAATAGGCTAATTAGTGGTGCAAAAGGTGAATATGTGTGTTTTGTAGACGATGATGATTTAGTAAGTAAAAATTATATTTCTCATATTCTTGCCGCATTATCAATGGGTCCGGATTGTGTAGGTATTCAAGGCGTGATGCTTGTCAATGGGAATTGTCCGCGAAGATTTTATCATACTATTGAATCTACCGGATGGTATACTTCGGGTTGTGAATATTGGAGAACACCTAACCATTTGAATCCAATTAAACGGTCAATTGTGAAGCAAGTGATGTTTAATGAGTTTTCTTCTTTTGGGGAAGATAAACAATTCAGTGAAGAAATAAAACCACTATTAAAAACAGAAGATTTAATTGATGATCCAATTTATTACTATCTTTACAATTTACGTCCGTATGAAAAAATGTTTTGTGAAAATCTTTAATAAGGGGATGAGGGCATGAAATTTTTTAACATTGATCAGCATATTTCTGTAGTAGCTGATCTAAAGAAAATTTTCGGGGATATTGGACATACGATTGAAGATGTGTGTCTCAGTGGGCATGCGGTAATAATGAACCGAAAACAAGATAGCATCCCAATGCTTGACGGAAACAATTGGTGCGGGTTCGTTCAGCGTAAGGCATGGGATGAATTTTTTGAAACTTATACGGAGCTTGAAACCTATGATGCATTTCTTTGCTGTTATCCTCCTATATTTAGTTATTTATATCGCCGTTATACTCGTCCTATTATCATTGATATTCCCATCCGATATGAATACCCTTGCCAATCTTCGGCAGAGGACTGGAAGGATTTTAATTCATATTTACTGGGCGGTGTTGACAAAAATAAAATCTATCTTGTAGCAAATAACCTTTATGATAAAATGTATACGGAAGCATTTCTTAATAGGCCCGTCGAATGGATACCTTCGTTATGTGAATATACCGGAGCGAAGTATTCCCCAAAGCGGACAGAATTCTTAGTGTATAGTGCAAAACCATTTGATGAGTTTAATGGTACAATGTTTAAACATAAAAATAGTACACTGCCTTTTGGTCATACATGGCAAACGGTCGCTGATTATTCAGGGGTAGTACATTTTCCGTATAACGTTTCTACTATGTCAACCTTTGAACATTACGCGGCAAATATTCCTATATTCTGCCCGTCGCTTGATTTTTTAATTGAGCTTTACAAAAAAGGAAAAGAATACAGGGTCCTTGAGCAAACATCGTGGAACTCTACCTTTGGCCGTCCGGCGGGTTCGGTTATTTGTATGCAGGATACGGTTATAGCAAAAATGGGTGATCCAAATGATTTTAATAACTATGACGTAGTAAAAAACTGGATGCAATACTCAGATTACTATAATCCGATGTCTATGCCACATATCATTTACTTCGATTGCTTTGAAGAATTAATTTATAAAGCCCTGCATACAGACTTACAAGCAGTAAGTGATAACATGAGAAATTTCAACGCTGAAAAGAAACAACAAACATACCTAAAATGGAACAATCTCATAAAGAGGGTGCAAGATGATAGACATATTTGATTTTGAAGCAGGTAACGTTTTATATCAAGACGGTAACGAGGCATTTGAGTATTGTAAATCAATACCTAATTCCTCCTATCCTCATAAAACATTGATACATTTTTATTGGAGAGAACCGAGACCATTTAACCGGAAACCATTACTTGCTTTAAAATCTGCAATAGTTACTCAGAACCTTGAAAATGTGCGTATTGTTCTTTGGTCAAACGTTGACTTAACAAAAAACGAATTACTACAACCAATTTT